GTGTGGACTGGGTGGAAATGATCGAACCGGCGGCGGACATCATCATGGACCGCACAGCGGCGGGTTACTGTACCGGCACGGACGTGTCAGTGGCGGATGATGAGGTGCTGGCATGAGCAACAGCAGCCTGATGCCGCCCGGCTCGTCCGCACTTGAGCGCCGCCTGGCTGAAGCCTGCAGCGGGATTACCGGTCTGAACGTGCCGCTGCGCGACCTGTGGAACCCGGCGGCCTGTCCGGTCAGCTTTCTGCCGTATCTCGCCTGGGCGTTTTCAGTGGACCGCTGGGATGAAGGCTGGGCGGAGAGCGTCAAGCGGCAGGTGGTGCACGATGCGTTTTATATCCATCAGCACAAGGGAACAACCAGCGCCATTCGCCGCGTGGTCGAGCCGTTCGGCTTCCTGATCCGCATCATTGAGTGGTGGCATACCGGGGAAGCGCCCGGCACGTTCCGGCTCGACATCGGGGTGCAGGACCAGGGCATTACGGAAGAAACCTATCAGGAGCTGGAGCGCCTTATCAGTGATGCGAAGCCATGCAGTCGTCACCTGCTGGGCATGTCAATCAACCTGCAGGTGAGCGGTGAAACCCGCATAGCCGCCGCGGGCTATGACGGCGAAGATCTCTCTGTTTATGCCTATACCCCGGAAATTCTTTCCGTCAGCGGCCCGGTTTATGCGGGCGCGGCGGTTCACGTTATCGACCTGATGGAAGTGGGACAATGACTCAAAAATTCTATGCAATCGTGACCAACCTCGGCGCGGCCAAAATTGCCAACGCCGCTGCGCTCGGCACAAAGCTGAACATCACGCAGATGGCCGTAGGCGACGGCGGCGGTACGCTGCCCACGCCGAACGCCAGCCAGACAAAGCTGGTAAACGAGATGCGCCGGGCGACCATTAATACGCTGAGCATCGATCCGGCCAACGCCAGCCAGGTGATTGCCGAGCAGGTGATCCCTGAAACGGAGGGCGGGTTCTGGATCCGGGAAATGGGCCTGTTTGACGCAGACGGCACGCTGATTGCGGTCTGCAATACCCCGGAAACCTACAAGCCCGCTCTGCAGGAAGGCAGCGGACGCACGCAAACCGTTCGTATGCTTATTGTCGTAAACAGTACGGACGCCATCACCCTGAAGATTGACCCCTCCGTGGTGCTGGCTACCCGTAAGTATGTCGATGACAACATTCTGACGGTCAGGCAGTACGCGGACCAGCTACTGGCGGACCATCTTGCGGCTGCTAACCCGCACGCTCAGTATCTTCAGACAGCAAACGCCCTGGCTGAAATCAAGAACGCCGGTCTGATTGCCGACGTTCTCAAAAACATCGGTTTAAGCGAAGGAGCGCCCGTCATCGGTTCACCATTCCCGTGGCCGCACGCGAAAATGCCTAATGAACTGTTTCCCTCCATGTCCGGCATGGTCTTCCTGAAAAGTAACGGCGCCAGTTTCAGCGGCACGCTGTATCCGAAGCTGGCGCTGGCTTATCCGGGGCTGGTTTTATCTGATCTGCGGGGCGAGTTTATCCGTGGCTGGGATGATGGTCGGGGTATTGACAGTGGGCGCGGTCTGTTGACGTTGCAGGAAGCTACCTGGATTCAGCCAAACATTGAAAATAACTCTACGCTGACAGCCATCGTTACCGGCAACACAGAAAGGGAATTCAACACTGACGCTACGGGCGCCGTAACTTCGTTGTCTAACGTTTCTAACGCTGGCTCGCGTAAACGGCAGTACATCCGACCGCGTAACGTGGCGTTTAACTACATCGTGAGGGCTGCATAATGGCTAGGGTAACGCTTGATAAAAATGGCCTGGCAAAAACAGCCGGCACACTGAAGATTTATAATTTTGACAGCCTGACTGGCGAATTTATCGGCTCAGCTGACGAATATCTGCAGCAGGGCGTCGGACTTCCTGCCTGCGCCTGTGCTGTCGCTCCGCCACAGACCGGGGCGGGTAGCGTGGCGGTATATCGTGACGGCGGCTGGAAGACCATTGCCGACCATCGCGCCGAAATGGTCTACTCCGTTGCTGATGGCTCGGCAATCGCAATAACAGAGCTAGGCGATTATCCGGCAGGCACCACGCCGCTTGAGCCTGCAACCGCCTGGGATAAATGGGACGGGGAAAAGTGGGTTACTGATGCAGATGCGCTGCATGCTGCCGCTATTGATGACGCAGCCGGGCAAAAATCTACGCTCATCAGCGAGGCGAACGGCGTAACTCAGGCATGGCAGACGCAGCTGCTGCTCGGAATTATTACGGACGAAGACAAAGCCTCGCTAACCAAATGGATGAAATACATTCAGGCGGTTCAGGCTACAGATCTGACAGACGCCCCGGACATCAGCTGGCCGGAAAAGCCGGAGTAAAAAACAGGCCCGGCTGGGCCTGTTTGCTTTGTGCCATTCCCTGCACAATGCCCGCAGGGTGCGCCCGCGCCCGCCACCTTTCACCATAGCGGAACCCCTTTACAGGAGAACCGCCACATGGCTCAGGATTATCACCACGGCGTGCGCGTTGAGGAAATCAACGAGGGCACCCGAACTATTACCACCGTCAGCACGGCAATCGTCGGTCTGGTCTGCACCGGTGACGATGCCGACGCGGCAACCTTTCCGCTCAACCGCCCGGTGCTGCTGACCGACGTGCTCACCGCCAGCGGCAAGGCTGGCGAGTCCGGCACGCTGGCCCGCTCGCTGGACGCCATCGCCGACCAGGCAAAGCCCGTCACCGTCGTTGTGCGCGTGCCACAGGGCGAAACCGAGGCGGAAACCACCGCTAACATCATCGGCGGCGTGACCGACGGCCAGCGCACCGGCATGAAGGCGCTGCTGGCCGCACAGGCCGTCTGTGGCGTCAAGCCGCGCATTCTCGGCGTGCCGGGACATGACACGCAGGCCGTTGCCACCGAGCTGCTGAGCGTGGCGCAGAGCCTGCGCGGCTTTGCCTACCTGTCAGCCTACGGCTGCAAAAGCGTAGAGGAAGCCATCGCCTACCGCGCCAACTTCAGCCAGCGTGAAGGGATGCTGATCTGGCCTGACTTCATCAACTTTGACACCGTGCTGAAAGCGGACGCGACGGCCTACGCCACCGCCCGCGCGCTCGGCCTGCGCGCCAAAATCGACGAGCAGACCGGCTGGCACAAGTCCCTGTCAAACGTCGGCGTGAACGGCGTCACCGGCATTTCCAAAGACGTGTTCTGGGACCTGCAGGACACAGCAACGGATGCAGGCCTGCTGAACCAGAACGACGTCACCACGCTGATCCGTAAAGACGGCTACCGCTTCTGGGGTTCCCGCTGCCTGAGCGATGATCCGCTGTTTGCCTTCGAGTGCTATACCCGCACCGCGCAGGTGCTGATGGACACCATGGCCGAGGCGCAGATGTGGTCCGTTGACGGCCCGCTGAACCCGTCGCTGGCCCGTGACATTATCGAGAGCATCCGCGCGAAGCTGCGCAGCCTGGTCAGTCAGGGTTATCTCATTGGTGCAGACTGCTGGCTGGACGAAAGCGTGAACGACAAAGACACGCTGAAGGCGGGCAAGCTGATCATTGACTACGACTACACGCCGGTGCCGCCGCTTGAAAACCTGCTGCTGCGCCAGCGCATTACCGACCAGTACCTGGTCGATTTCAGCAGCCGCGTCAGCGCATAAGGAGACTGAAACATGGCATTACCCCGCAAGCTCAAACACCTGAATGTGTTTAACGCAGGCAATAACTGGCAGGGGCTGGTTGAGTCCATCACGCTGCCGAAAGTCACCCGCAAGTTTGAGAAGTATCGCGGCGGCGGCATGGCCGGAGCCGTGGATATCGACATGGGCCTGGACGACGGCGCGCTGGATACGGAGTTCACTGTAGGCGGCACCGAGTCGCTGCTGTTCAAGCAGCTGGGCACTGCCACCGTGGACGGCGTGCAGCTGCGCTTTACCGGCTCTATCCAGCGCGACGACACCGGCGAAATTCAGGCGGTCGAGCTGGTCACGCGAGGCCGCTACAAAGAGCTGGATTCTGGCGAGTGGAAGACCGGCGATTCAAGCACAACCAAGGTGTCCGCGACCAACAGCTACGCCAAGCTGACCATTAACGGCGAGGTGGTTTACGAGATTGACCTCGTGAACATGATCCACATCGTGGACGGCACCGAC